GGTGCAGTTACTTTTGGTTTATATCCAAAAGATTGTGCAATTGACATTACATTTTTTCTTTCGGTTGCATGATATAATAGAGATTCTTTTAATTGTGTATCTTGATAAAAAGATAAAACATCACCTATATATGATGCCATTTCAACAAATACCATACCAGGTGAAGATTCATTAAAATCGGAATATGTATTTGGAAAATAGGTCTTAGTAAAATCTATAAGGTTTTGCTTTAATGTAGCAAAATCTTTACCAACATAATTGATATCTTTTTTATTATTTTTCCAACTTTTATCTAAAGGTTTAAGTGCCATTTATTTATTGTTTAATTTCTATGCTTAATGAATCTTTCATATTTGGGTTTGATATTAATGAAAATGTTAAATCTAAAGATATCACATGTTTATCAATCGATGCATCATCGTAATCAAATATTATTTCGTCTATATTTAAATATGGTAACCATCTTTTTACGGCTTCATTTATTGTAAATTCTATTTTAGAATCTATATCATCCCTTATTATTGGTTCAAATATTAATTTCCAAATATCACATCCAAACTCTGGTTGCATTACTCTCTCACCCTTTCTTGTCATAATTAGGTTAATTAAATTACTTTTAGCTTGTGATAAAGTAGAGTAGTTGGTAGAAAAAATACCATTCCTATCGGAACTTGTATTTACTCCTATCCCCAATACCTTATAATTATTTTCAGCTAAATCGGTTACATTAACTTTACCTAATTCTATTGCCATTATTTAAATCTCTTTACTAATTCACTATAATCTCTCGTCAATGCTTTTATTGTAGCATCTTGTAACCCATCACCAGTTGATTCTAATTGTTGTGGAATATTTTGAGGAACGCCTGATTCTCTATAATCCATTGTTTCCCAACCTTCCGAATCTACACTCATTTGTGGATGCAACATATCTAATACACTACCACCACCCATTCCTGGTGCACCACCTTCAACACGTTGTGCAGATGTAAATGGTTGAGTCATATTCAAAATCTCATTTATCATTGGGTCTTTTGAAAATTCTCTTTGTGGTCTTTGAACCGGTTGTTCATACACAGGTTGTTGTCTTTTAACCGGTGTAGGTGTAACTTCTGTCATCTCTCTTAATGATGGAGTAGATGTTTTCTTTTGTGAGTTTAATGTAACTGCACCAGATTTAATCAATTTAGCCAATTCTTCTTTGACTTGTTGTTTAACTTCGTTTTTTACAACTTCTTTGATTAATCCGACTAATAATTTCGAATCCATAATAATTGTTTTTAATAAATATTGAAAGTTTTAATTTACCCTAATGTAATAGTTTTTGTCGATGTATATTTACTCAATGTTGGATTTAATGCCATACCAGCATCGGCCATCGCTTTAGTATTATTATCTTTTAAAGCCTGAGCAGCTTCTTTAACCTTTGCATCCGCCGTTGTATTTATCACAGATGTCAAAGCGTTATTAACCGAATTTGTGTCATTTAATGTTAATGCAAAATCTGCCGCTTTACCTGCAGCTGCCAATGCAATTTCTACATTACTAACCCCCTTAATTGCATCAACGGGATTTGATATTGGTGGAACAAAATATCCTACCCATGGTAAAAACCCAGGAGCTGGCGGAGCGGGTGGTGGATACTGACACACACATTGAAAAAATCCTCCAACCGTTAACATATGCACCATTGCCGATGTCATAAAACTCAATAGAAATGGAGAATACGATGAATTTGGTAAAACGGATATCGGTACCCATACCCCAGGAGATAAATTGATTGCTACATTTGTTGTTATATTTTTTAAAGTACCGAAACATGGTATACTTGGAACGGTTGTCCCATCTTCTAATTTGGCACCTGCCCAATAAACCTGTATTGCTGGCCCTATATCTCTCAATAAATCACCGGTAGTCGATGCACTGGTAGCAGTCAATATTGTTGTTAGTATTGCCGTTGCTGCTATTACATTTCCTTTTTTTACTTTAACACCACCTAAAATTGTTTTACCACCATTTCTTATAACATTATCATATTCCTCTATCAAAGATTTTGAAAAGAATGCTAAATTTGTTATATTTGCAATATTAGCTACAACTTCACCCTCTGCCTCTGAACCAACTTTTGATGTTGCTCCCTTCAATGCAAATCCGGCCAAGTTAATTAATTTATTCTCAGCCATGTCAATGGTCATATTAATAAGAAAATCAGACCAACTTTTAGATGGAGCTCTTCCTTTTTTTAAATTTGCAAGTACATTTTTGCTAAGATTTATTCCCATTAGTTTTTACTTAAATAATTTTTAGCAGATAATAAAGTATTTAATTTACCCTTTATAGAATCAAATGCGGATATATTTAAAGGCCCCACACCAGATGTTCCGGATGGTGTTAAATATGATTGTTGTTTTATAGCATCTATTAATTCACCCATTAGTTTTACCAATTCCCCACCTAATACCATCTTTTGTACAGCTGCTCCCGCATCACCTGCTCCCGCATTTTTTCCTAAATAAACACTACCATTTTCTGAATTTAAAAATATCTGATTAGCTCCGGCAGAGTGTATCGTTACATTAGTATTACTATGAACATATACATCTTTTTCTGCATCTATCGAATACTGACCATCGGTGATTACACCCGTATTTCCTTTACCATAGATAATAAACTCACTAGCTTTAGCTGAAAGTATTATTCTATCGGAATTTATAAATAATTGGTCTCCTTTTAATTTATCAGATGCCGGATAATCTTTAAATCCAACTTTTGTTTTTTTAATAGTTTCTTTAAATGGAATCTTTATTTTACCCGATGTTATGTATATTGATGTGCCATCTTTGTTGATATCTTCTTCTACTAATTCTCCAATTGGTTTATCATTCAATTCCGGATTTTGTTTATTACGGATGAATATTCCCGGTGATGATGTTTTATCATCTTCGGTTAAAAAAAATTCTGAGAATCTAATGGTATTACCAACTCTACCACTTAATATCGTATCACCTTCTTTTGGTTTTAAAAATTTAATATTCTCTACTTTATTATATTTCGATTGTTTGGATTTGGTTTCGGAAGGTTTTTTATTTGGTATTCCTGTTTCTTTGGTTTGATTATAATCTTTGGATGAACCACCTTTACCTTCCTCATTTAATTCTTTTTGAGAACCTGCTTTTGATGTTTTATAATCTTCTCTATAATTTGGATATTGAGTAATTGTATATGGTAAATAAAAATGTTCTTTATCGTTTATTTCTAATATTATTACACTTTCTCCTGATATTGGGAATGTAAAATTATTTTTATCAAATGGATATGCGTAAGCTTTTTCTTTAATCGTATCTTCGGATAAAAATGTTATCGCACCATAAAATCTTGCATCTTTATCTGCAAATTTTTTGTTATCGTTGTATATTAATACCTTATCATCATCCTTTTCAAGTTTTAAAAAATCATCTGCAGATTTCAATACTTTGTCAACCGATGCAAGAAAGGCTTTTACGGGTTTTGATTCCTGTCTTTCCGATTCATTTACTTCTGGTTTTATAGTATTGGTTGGATTATATGCCATTTTATAATTTGGTATTTATTTCTTCAATTTCAATTTGAATATCGGTCATTTTTTCTTTAACTTTTTCTTCTACCGCATTTATAGTATCTTCCATATCTGCAAGTAATTGTGCTTTTTCGTTTTCACTCAACCAACCATCTTCACCAATGCCTTTAGCTTCAGCTGCAGCAAGTCTTTGTGCAATTGTTGCCAGTTTAATTAAGTGGTCATCGTTCTTAACTGATACTTCAATTAAATCTTTTATAATAGGTGCAATTACAGTCGCTTCACCAACATTACGAATTAATTTTCTCAATGATTCTATTAATTCAGAAATGTTTTTCTTTTTGTTTTGTTGGTTTTCGTATATATCTTTAAATAATGATGATAAGTTTTTACCATCAAATAATTGGAATTCGTTTGCCATTTTATGTGTTTATGTACTAATAATTATTTACTTATTAAAAACTTACCCAAAACTAAGTAATCCATATCACAATTATGAAATGTCCACATTGCTTTTTGTGGGTCATTTGTCATTGTGTGGTCTTTTAAGTTAAATGATGTATTCAATAGAATGGGTGTTCCTGTTAGTTTTTCGAGCTCCTTTAATAAGTCATAGTAAAGTGGGTTATCCTCTCTTTTAAGTGTCTGTATCCTTGCAGAATTGTCAACATGGGTTACTGACGGAATGTTTACATCCTTTTTAACTT